TATTTAGTATTATAAATAGGTGTAGATCGCGGGCGGGAACCCCATCTACTCTAATGCTTTGAAGGAGCAATCAGCATGACTATTTATCGCAAAATCTATAAAACTTTTTATGGCCAAATACCTAAAGATTCCAATGGTAGATCATATGATATCCATCATATTGATGGAGACAAAACCAATAATTCAATTCTCAACTTAGTTGCTTTATCGATTCAAGATCACTATGATGTTTATTACATTTAAGGTGATTATGGTGCTTGTCATGCTCTTGCTAGAAGAATGAAATTATCTCCACAAGAACTTTCCGAAATATGTAGATTATCAACATATAAGCAAATACAAGATGGAAAATCTGTTCTTGCAGGAAAACAAGGAAGTGATTTTCAAAAAGAACAAATTAGAAAAGGCAAAAACGTTTTTGGAAATGAAAAGTGGCAGAAACAAAAAGCAACAAAGTAAATGGAAAATGGAACATTCCTAAACTGTATAGAGAAAACTTGTCCAATATGTCATAGAACCATGAATCAAGGGTTGTATAAACGATGGGGCCACGGAGAGAATTGTAAACCAAAATACCATCTCATTTCTCCAAACAATGAAGTTATTGATGTTTATAGTTATGCTGATCTAGAAAAAGAGGAATGTTTATGAGACATTTTATGAAGAAACTTGGTTTTCCACTAACACACGGAAAACATAAGGGATGGAAAATGATTCCTGTTTGATTACTTTGACCAATCTTTTTGGACATTAAAGTTGTTATGTGAGAATGTCAATCGATCAACCAACTTGACAGTCTTACCTTTGATAATATCAGTTACCACAAATCCCTCAGGACCAACAACTTTAAGTCCGTTGGAGTCTCTTACGAACATACCAAATCCATTCTCCATGCGTTCCAACTTGCGAATGATCATGTTCTTGGCATCGATAATCAGGTTTTGTAAATCAAATATCATGCGAAGATGATGGGCATTCTGTCGATAGAAACGCAGTACCACTTCTTTTTCTCGCATTTTGTTTTGCTTTGACTCGTCCTTTTTGAGTGTATCTGTTAGTTTGTTATAACGAGCATTGATATCACCAATCAACCCAGAAACATGTGCACCAGTATTGACAACCTTCTGTCCAGCACGAACATGAGCATTGTTCCATGTTTTGATTTGAAGTTTGTAAGTTTCGTTGGTGGCAATCTCATTGAAAACTCTACCAGGAATCTGCTTAAAAAGTGTTCCTGCTTGAGACAAAATGGCAGTTATTTGTGCAGTCTCTTTGTCTGTAAATGTGGCAGTACCAGCAAGATCAACCAATGTGGCATCTCTGAACCAGACGTTTCTGCTCTGTCTGAATTTTCCAATGTTGATGTTGTAGGATGCCTTCATGTTTTCAAGTGATGATCCACGATACTCAGTATGCCAAACCACACCCAACTTAGCAGATGTGATCTGCTTTGCAAGAGTTGAATTCATTGGAACTGCATATACGATGGTGTTTGGTTGGAATGTGATATATTCCTGTCCATCGATTGTAACGTTCCGTAGATCTTCGTGTGAGAACATCATATCGCCCTGCATGACACCAGTAATGCCAATCTCAGGAAGATATTGCAGTGCAACCTTGAGTTTTTGATTAAGTCCTTCACCAGGATGGTTTCGATCAATGTCTGCTGCTGTGTAATTGAGTTTGGGATTCTTATTGAACACACTCTTGCTACCAACGAAGAATCGTCCATTTTCTGGGTTGATACCAGCAAAGATCGCGGGTGCTCCATCCCACTTACTTGTTAGATTGAGATGTGGTGCTGAGGTATGTCCAGCAAGCATGTCTCTAAGAGACTGTAGAAAGTTGATGGCATCGCGTGCACCGACGACTCCACTATTGAGAATATCATCCTCAATGTGTTCGGTAATTATTCAAGGTGAAGAGATTTTCCTTCTTTGCTTTCGCTTATGAAGAAAGAACCTTCACCTTGAATAATGACCTCCTTTCTGTAATCGGAAAATCTAAGCATTTGCTACTTTTACCTTATATTTTCTTGACCATTTTTGTCTTTTATAACAAGTTTTAAGTGACGAATAATTGTATCCATATTTTGTAGATATATCTTTAATGCAATCAAAAATTTCTTCTTTTCCATCTTCGTGAATCAGATTGACTTTAATTGCTTTTGGATTAAGACCACCAATTACTGGTGTTTTTCTTCCCCAATTTCTGTTTTTGCTTTTTGCTCCAATTTTTCTTTTCGTTTCCTCTGAATGTTTTCTTCCATGCATAGGATTATTAGAACCAGAGTTGTTTTTCTTATTCCATTTTCTTAATTTTTTTCGTTCTTCTTTTGAGAATTGTTTCCAGAATGATTTCATTGATTGAGAACACCCTCCAAATCCTCCAGAAGTAATATTATAAAAGTCGTCCGAACTGTTTGCACTAAACTTTGATATCCAAAATTTTTCTGCTAAACACATTTGTTCAAAAGTCTGACATTCTTCTACGATTTCCCTAACAAAATTTTCTTTTCCATACTTCTTGACTGTTTTTTTAAAATGTGTTCCTGATCCTAAATAATTTTTTTCTTTGGATTTGGAAGATTTACACATTCCAATGTATTTCATTCCGTTTATTTTATTGGTTGTTATATAAATGAATCCATACATGACATTTTCTCCTATCATGTATTTATATAACTTTAGTCCTCTAGATGTTCATTCTCAGTCCAATGTTTGCATGTGTGGAATATGTCTATTGATTTGGGATGCATCTGTTTTCGATTGTCTTCGTGTCGGCAGTATCCTGTTATGTCATTAGGTCGAAAATATGCATGTTTGCAAGTAGCACAATAGCATGATTCTTCTGCTTCTTTCAATGCTATATTTATGATGTTGCCAACTTGCTTTTTTTGGTTCTTGAATTTTTTGCTCATCTGAACGAATAATCACACATCATATGTGTTGGAAGAATTCCTCCTTGCTTATTTCGTATGTTAAATTTGAGATTAAATACTGGTGTGCTGACAAGAATGTCCACACGTTTTGCACTTCCTGCTTTTGGATATAAAATCGTTATGTAGTTTGAATCTGGAGTTGCCGCTTTATCTAGAAAATCTTTGGTAATTTCATGCATTGAAATATGCCCATTATTGTGCTCATGAACCAGTGTATAACCATAACCAATGACGGTTTTGATAAATCGTTTCATCGCAGATTTATCAATTTTCACTGAAACAGAATGTTTTTCAGACACAACTTTTTTTCCATCTTCTCGTTCAACATAGTTCATGAAGGATTCTTTGAACAGTTTTGGATCAAGTTGAAACAGATTGAAAATTTCTTTTGCTACAGGATCGCGAGTAAAATCTCCTTTTTTGAAATCTTCTGTATTAAAAAATCGAGAAACTCCAGAATTAAAGAATGTAACGGTGCTTCCATATTTTAGAGATAGTGGAATTTTTCTTCCTTTTACGGTTGTAACCAAAATATCTACAACTGCGAATCCTATCATTTCACTTCTTCCACGACCTCTTACAGAAACATAAAGACCTTGACCATCAATTCCAAAAGGTCTTGAAGTATTTAGTGCACCATATGTCTTAATTGATGCAATTTTGTCTGGATAGATAGAAGCAGCAAATTGTTTCATAAAATCTTTATAGATGAAATTGCTTCCATCATTCAGATATGTTTTTAGGTATTTTTCAAGATTTTGTTCAAAGAGGATTCCTTTGTTTATTGCCCCGGCGTTGCTCTTAAACATTTTGGCAATAATATAAATTTGTGATCCGGGGAAGGTAACCCCCCCAGCGGTACTACCTCCGACCTTCATCTTGTATAGTGCTTTAAATGATTTGAGTTTTTGTGCTAAGTCCGCGAGATATTGTTTACGATCAGACTTTTGATATTTGTCTGAGAGATACACTATAAATTCTTTTCCCTTTGAGCTTGGGGAAACGAAATAGTTTTTTCCTTTTTTGATAGATAATGGATTTGGGTCTTTTCCTGTTTCAAGTATTCCTAATTTACTAAGTGATGATCTAATGTCGTCAACTGTAATTGCCATAGTTCTTCCTTATGTAATAAAGTCTAACAACCCTCCACTCTTTTTCATTTCAAATGATGTTCTGTTCTTACCAAAACACCACATCGGTTCTACGTAAATCTTTTCAAAATGGTTTGCCATTTTGGACTTTGCAATATTCTTTGGTCTTTGCATGATTCTCATGCCAATTTGACCAAGAAATGTACAATTTCGATGATTTGTACAAAGACTATTTATTAAATCATCGGATGCAAAGTATCTTTTTCCATGAATCTTTGGGTCTTGAATGTTGACGATCTGAATTCCACCATCTTTCAATGATTCAAATGTCTTATTATTCACTGGCAAATAAAACTTGTCTCTCCACTTTTCATAGGTGTCATATCGTTTCCAGGACTGGTCATCTTCGCGTTCACCACCTGAGTTATACAGTTCTGTTGAAAAGTATGGTGGGGAGGTAAAAGCACAATCAAAATGTCCTGGAAGTTTTGTATAATCTTCTGCTGGTAGTCGAACGATTTCAACCTTCTTTTTACCTCGACAAATAAACACATCAGTTGTTTCAAAAATCTTTGGATTGTCACATCCAAGTAGTTTTTCATACATCACACATTGCTTTTTATACATCTCAAATGTCTTGGGATTGGGATCACATCCCACATATTTTTCAGCATTTGAACAATAGAAACCCGCAAGACGATCACCCCAACCACAAGAGGAATCAAAAATGTACTTGCTTCCTGTTGCATCGTAGATGAATTTGGCAACATGTGGTTTAAACTGAGTTGCAATATATGTTGCCAGACGAAATGCTACAACAAAAGAATATTCGTCAAGATGATCATTTCCAAGACGCCACAACGCAAGAAAGACTGTTCTAAGGTCTTCTGCATGTTTCCAACGATAATGGGCACTCCGAAAACCATACACATCACACTCCATGCGAAGATGTTGATTGAAGTAATTGCTCACATCGATGTATGAATTTCCCATCTGCACGACTCCCAATCCATACTTGGAATACGGATATCCATAGTCATCATACTTTTCCAGAACGCGATCAATCGTTTCTTCCCTGGTTAGAAAGAACTTTTTGTATGGTATTTTTTTGAGCCGATAAAAACAATCAACCATGTCTTTTTCAGTAACATGGTTGACTGGCGGTTCTGGTTTGTATTCTTTGATGTATTCTATAAGTGCTGCAATGATTGTCTCTTTGTCATATTGTTCGTTGAGTTTTTTCCACTGCTGCGCATTTAGATTTGGTATTCCTTTAGTGTCTCGTGACTTCAGGAGTATCGTCTTTATATCTGATTTCATTTTTACCTGCTGCTTCACACATAACTTCGCGGAAATATTCTATTTCATCGGGAGTTGATAGTCTCATTTCCCAATCAAACTGATCTAATAGGGGTGTAAATTCAGGATCGGTTTGTAGTTCTTCTATAATATGTTTCCAATCCTCACTTGATGGTGGTTTTTCAAATCCCACAAAGTGAAGAATTATGTTTGGGTTTTGGGAATCAAAAATCGTAAATCCGTAATTGCATTCCATTCCTAGTCCTCCATTTGATTATTATACTGTATATTTTCTGTCTAGTCAAGTAACGCGGTTGTGATTCTTTGTGAATTGAAGTTTGGTGATGAACTATCTATATATTAATAGTCAGAGCAAATCTGACATATCTATTTAGGAAAAATTACATGAAGACCTTACTTGCTGGTTTTATTGCAATGATGATTTCCTTTAGTGTGTCTATGCCTGCTAATGCCGAACGTTGCATTGGGTCTTATGACAGTGCAAAAGACTTTTGGTATGATCAAAAGTTGTGTCAATAATTCGTTTAAAGGAGAAATAATATGAAGACTTGGACAATTCCTTCTGTTACCGAAATTTCTGTTGGTCTCGAAGTTACTTCTTATCTTCCAGCAGAGATTGATGTAATCTAATGATTGCTGCTATTGCTCTTGCTCTTATACTACTATTTGCTTTAGTAATATCATCTGCGAT